TCTCATAACATCATGGAAGATTTTGGCATTGAACAATTATTAAATGTACCACAAGGAGTTACAGTACATTAGGGGGGTTTTGTTTTTAAATGCCAGAAATAATCATTCCATATAAACCAAGAGAACTCCAAAATTTTTTGCACAAAGAAATTGATAAGAGCCGATTTAGTGTAATCGTAGCTCACAGGAGAAGTGGGAAAACTGTCATGCTAGTTAATCACATGATTAAAGCAGCACTTACTTGTCCTTTGCCAAACCCTAGATACGCATTTATAAGTCCTACTTTCAAGCAAGGTAAAAGCACAGCATGGGACTACATAAAACAATTTGCTGGTAAGATACCTGGTACAAAATTTAATGAGTCAGAATTAAGATGCGATCTTCCAAATGGCTCAAGGGTTACAATTCTTGGAGCTGAGAACGATCAGGCTCTAAGAGGTATATTTTTAGATGGTTGTGTCTTTGATGAAACTCAAAGCATTAAACCTACTATATTTCCTGAAGTCATAAGACCAGCTCTGGCAGACCGAAAAGGGTGGTGTGTATTTATTGGAACACCAAAAGGTAGAAACTATTTCTATCAATTGTATAAAGATGCACAGAAAAATAAAGATTGGTATGCTGGTTTATTTAAAGCTAGTGAAACTAATATATTAGATCCTGATGAATTAGTTGCTGCAAAGCAAATGATGTCAGAAGATTTATATGACCAAGAGTTTGAATGTTCTTTCCAAGCTGCCATAACAGGTTCTTATTATGGTGCTTTAATCGAACTGTTAGAGTCACAGAATAGGATTACAGACAATCTGTATGACGACAACCTAGATACTGAAACATGGTGGGATTTGGGCTTAAATGACTCCACAGCGATATGGTTTGTCCAAAGGTACAAAGGAGAGATCAGATTAATAGATTACTATGAATCTGCTGGTGAGGGTTTAGATCACTATGTAGATGTCATTAATAGAAAAGAATATGAGTATTCAAAGCATATAGCTCCCCATGATATTAAAGTTAGAGAAATAGGTAACTTTGGTAAATCAAGATTAGAGAGTGCTTTAGAATTAGGTATTGCGTTTGAAGTAGCACCAAAACTATCTATCGAAGATGGGATTGAAGCTGTTAGAAAATCACTTGCTAATTGTTGGTTTGACAAAAACAAATGCCAGAAAGCTCTTGAAAATTTAAAAGCCTATCAAAAAAGATGGGATGACAAAAATCAATGTTTTAGAAATAAACCAATGCACAACTATGCTTCTCATTGTGCTGATGCTTTTAGAACAGGCATAGTAGGTGAGGGTGTGGAAGTTAGTGATTGGAATGAAGAAATACCAGTCGAAACAAATTATATAGTTTAATATGGCAGACAAAGTAACAGAATTAGAATTAAAAAATATTATTGGTCAAGAGATAAATAACTCTATGGGTTATATGGGTGGAAACCTATCAGCTCAAAGAAAGAAATCTTTAGAATACTACATGGGAGAACCATTAGGAACTGAGATTGATGGTAGATCACAAGTAGTAAGCACAGATGTTGCAGACACTATTGAAACCATCTTGCCAAACCTACTTAAAATTTTCACAGCATCAGATCAAACTGTTAAGTGTGAGCCTGTCAAAGCTGAAGATGTAGCACTTGCTGAACAAGCAACTAACTATATCAATTATATCTTTAACAAAGACAATGATGGTTTTAGTATTTTATATACATGGTTTAAAGATGCGTTAATTGAAAAGAATGGAATTGTAAAAGTTTATTGGGATGAAAGTGAAAAGGTTGAGCAAGAAACTTACGAAAATTTAAGTCAGCAAGAATACAAAATCTTAACTGATAATGATGATGTAGAAGTTGTAGAAGAAGAATCTTTTGCAGATGAATTAGCAAAAAAACAAATAGAAGAATTACAACAAATAGCTTTATCTCAAGGTCAAGAAATGGAGGACATACCAACTCCTAAATTATATAATTGTATTATTAAAAGAACTACAAGTTCTGGCAAAGTAAAAATAGAAAATATCCCACCTGAAGAATTTTTAATTCAAAAGTCAGCTAAGAGTATTGAAGATGCAGATTTTGTTGCACACAGAGTTTTAAAAACTAGATCCGATTTAATTCAAATGGGTTTTGATAGAGATGTTGTAGATGATCTTCCTACTCAAAATACTGTTACCATGAATGATGAAAGATTGGCAAGGTTTGCTGATATAGATGAAAGTCCATTACATGATGCTCCAGATGAGAGTACACAAGATATAGAAATTTATGAGTGCTATGTTAAAATTGATATGGATGGTGATGGTATTGCAGAGCTTAGAAAAGTAATTGTAGCTGGTGGAAACGCAAACACAATTTTAGAAAATATGCCTTGTGATTTCATTCCTTTTTGTTCGCTTACTCCTGTGCCTATGCCACACAGATTTTATGGTAGATCAGTTTCAGAATTAGTCGAAGATGTGCAGTTAGTTAAATCAACTGTAATGCGACAGTTATTAGATAATATGTATTTAACTAATAATAACAGAGTGGCTATTATGGATGGAATGGTCAACTTGGATGACCTACTTACTTCAAGACCTGGAGGAGTTGTAAGAACTAAACAACCACCAAGTCAGGTTATGATGCCAATGCAAAACCAAACGATTTCACAACAAGCATTTCCATTATTAGAATACTTAGATACAGTTAGAGAAACTAGAACTGGTGTTACAAGATATTCACAAGGGTTAGATGCAGATGCACTTAATAAAACTGCAACTGGTGTAAATACTTTAATGAGCCAATCTCAAATGAGAATGGAACTTATTGCTAGAGTGTTTGCAGAAACTGGTATCAAAGATTTATTTAGAAGAATATTTGAGCTTACAGTTAAGTATCAAAACAAAGAAAGACTTGTAGAATTAAATAACAAGTTTGTAGCTGTTAGTCCTACTGAATGGAAAAACAAATATAATATTTCTATAACTGTTGGCTTAGGTGCTGGTTCTAAAGATCAACAAATTGTTATGCTAAATAATATTTTACAAAAACAATTACAGGCTTTCCAATTACAAGGTAACAAAGAATATCCAATGGTTACTTTAAAAAATATTTATAACTCACTAGCAAAAATTATTGAAGAAGCTGGACTTAAAAATGTTGAAAACTATTTTGTTAATCCAGATGAGGGTAAAAACTTAGTACAACCTAGTCCTCCACCACCACCAACTCCAATAGAGAAAATAGAATTTACTAGAATAGCATCTGAAGAAAAACGAAAAGTTGCAGAGCTAGAATTAGAATCAAGAAAATTAAAAGCTGAAACAGCAGAAGCTATTTTAGGTTTTGAAACTAAGATTAAGGAAATGGAGCTAAAGTATAATACACAACTTGATGCAGCTAAAATTAAATCAGATGCTGATTTAGAAAAATTAGTTACATCAAATAGAAATAAAACTTTCCTTGCTGCACAACAATCATCAGACAAACTAGAACAACAAGTAGATAATTTAGATGGACAACAGCGAACAGGACAAGCTCAACCAGGAATTGACCCAAGCGAACAAAGCTAAGGCATTATTTCAAGACCCATTATTAAAAGAAAGTTTTGATAAACTAAGAGAATTATATTCAAATAGTTTATTTAATACTGGTGCAATAGAAACAGATGCTAGAGAAAAACTTTGGTTGGCTTACAATGTGGTCAACAAGGTAGAACAAAATTTATTAGAAATGATTGATACAGGAAAACTAGCTTCTAAGCAGTTAGAAGATTATAGAAAAAGTATCGACAATAAAAAATTCTAATCACTAAGGTTAGGATAAGCCAACCTCATAAGAGGAGCTTAACTTACAAGGAAACACAATGTCAGATAATCAAGGCAATCCATTACAAGGATCTGAAACTGATGTGCAAAAAGCACAAAAAGCAATCAATGGTTTATTAGAGCCTAAGCAAGAAGCTAAAGCTGAAGAACCAAAAGAAATTAAACAGAATTCTCCTGAACCACAAAATGAGGAATCGGAAAACGATCAACCTCAGGAACAGGAAATAAAGGAAGAAGAAACAGAAGCAGAGTCGCAAGACGAAACTGAAGAAGAAACTTCCGAAGATGTATCTCAAGACGAAGAACAAATTGATACTCAAGAGAAACTAGAAGATTCCACCTACAAGGTAAAAGTTGCTGGTCAAGAATTAGAAGTTACCCTTGATGAGTTGAGAAATGGTTACTCAAGAGATGCTGACTATAGACAAAAGACTGAAGAACTTTCTTATCAAAGAAAAGAATTTCAATCTGAGTCTGAAAAGCAAAGACAAAACTATTCTCAAAAACTCAATGAGTTGAATCAGAGATTGTCTAATGCTCAACAGGATTTAAATGCAGAAATTAATTCTGCTGATTTAGATAAACTGTATGAAGAAGATCCAACAGAAGCTGCAAGAGTTGAAAGAAAGTTGAAGAAAAAGCAAGATGCTTTAAATCAATCTTTACAACATACTCAAGTAGAACAAAAACAACAGTTTGAAAGTTATTTACAAGATCAACAAAGAAAATTGGTATCAAAGATGCCAGATTTTTCTGATCCAGCAAAGGCTTCAAACTTAAAAGCTAATATGAAAAGTACATTAAACAATTATGGGTTTAACGACCAAGAAGTTGCTCAAGTGTACGATCATAGAATAGT